ACTTCGGAGGTGAACGTCAGTTCGTTCTCCAAAACCATAAGAGCTTCATTGGTGATCTTACTAATCGTAAGTAAGGTATTTGCCATTTTATTTCCTTCGCGTCATAGACGCATTAAATCTGTTTACCTGATCTTGCCGGCTTGTCTTGCCGCTTTCCATGCTGCGTAAGTCCCATGAAACTCCCCTTTGGAATTCACAAGATTATCAGCGGTTGCGTTGCTTGACTTGATAGGGTTAATCGGGGCTGGTGCCTTGCTTTTTACCACAGATCGCTCAGGTTTGCTAGTTTCAGATTTCTCAAACTTTGCTTCTAACTTGCCAATAGCCCTCAGAGCTTGCGCTGCCGACATATCATTAAAGGTTCTGGCCTGATCTTGATTTGATGCAAGGTGATACAGGATTTGGGGTCCTACGTCTGACTCTAATATCGCGTCCCGAATGTGATTCGGCACAACAATATCGCTTGACGATACCATCTCATCAAAATCATCAATCTCAGCCTTTGCCGCTTCAAGCCGTTTGGTCCAAGTCTGTACGACTTTCGCCTGTTGCTCTTGCGCTCGCCTTTCTGAATCCTGCCGATCTCGCTCTTTGAGTGCTCTTTCAGCGCTATATTCAGCCAATGCTTCTGCGTATTCAAACGCATCGGTGAATTGATCCGGCGTGGGCTTGGCATCAGCAACAGGAGCCTGTCTCGGCGCCTGTCCTTGCTCCAAAGCCGCCAGCCGTGCTTCCAGCGCTTCCCTTGCATCACGTTCACGCTGGGCATCTGCCCTGGCTTGCTCGCGTTGCCTTGTCAGCTCTGAAAACCGCGCTTTTAGCTTGCTAGGTTTCCCTTCGCTTTCTACGGTTGGTGCTTCATCTTCCGCATCTGGCTCATTCTCAACCTCGGATTCAATTGGCTCTGCTTCATCAGCAGCCTCAATCTCGCCTTCGGGAGCTAAGTTCAGTTTCTGTGCAAAAAATTCGGCCTGATTTTCACTTGTGACAACTTGCGTTGTCTCTCTTGGTTCTGACATGGTTACCCACGGATTTTCCCGGTGAAACGCGCCGGTACGATTGCGTTTATATAACCCGCTTTTAGCTCTGTGTCAAAGACTATTGCATAAACGGGTTTTGTCCTTGGTCAACGTCCTGCACAGCATAGGTCGCAGCCATCATCTGCTCGGCATTGCGTCGCTCAATCTCTCGAGCCAATGCGTCAATAGGCATATTGTGGATTAGCAGGTTAACCAGCGCATCAATCTCGGTTTTGTTCTGACTGGTGATTGACCGAGTGTTTTGATCATTGACCCGCACCTCAGCCATTGTCTCGGTGTTATGAGCCTTTGCCGTGACTTCCATGAGCTTGCGCTTGTTGGCACCTTCTTCTTTGATCTGCGCCACCTCGCTACGGTTGTTGATCTCAAGCTGCATTGCTTGCATTTGCTGCTGCATCTGTTGCACGGCTTGCTTGGCCTGGGCGAGCTGCATCTGGACCTGTGGCGGTATGTCGGAATTCTCATCAATCTGCGCCAGCGGGTTTACAGCGGCCAGCCGGTCGGCAATGATTTCGGCGCCAGGGAAATCCATCTGCCGGAATACCAGATCGCCGGCAGCTTGGAACAGCTCTGGGCTTGAGCCAATGAGCGGCATCATTGCATCGACCGCTTGGATGCGCCGTGATGCGTAGCCAGGACCCGTATCCATGCTGACGTCGTATTCGCCAACGGTCACGTCGTTCAGCACTCTCCCAACCTGGGAGGCTTCATTGATGGTAATCAAGTCTGGCTTGCCATCAACGCCAATGATGCGCATCACGCGCTCGCTGTCGTAGATCTTGGGGATCATATCGAGAATGATCCGGCCAGTCTGCGCAATGGATTTGGTCAAATTATCGTAGTAGTGATAATTCGTCATATCCGTCTGCTGCTGCTGACCATTCAGCGCTTTACCGCTGATGTTGCCGGTCGGGAGCTGCGCCGGATCAAAGATGCCAACGACCTGCTGTAAATCGTTGCTGACCGATTCTGCCGCCGCCATGATGCCAGCAGGAGGTGGCTCGGGTTGCAAACGGGTCGGAACCGGCGCCGTGCGTCCTTCAATGTCGGTCTGCTTGTATCGCAGTACCGGCGTGGCTTTGATGTTCGCCGCGGCCCACTCAGTCTCGTGACCTTCGTCTTGCCCTTCTGCCAGCAGCCACTTGGCTTTGGGAGCCAACGCAATCGCCTCGGTCATCGAGGTTTGCCAGAAGTTATACATTTTCTGCGGATCTTTGGCGTAGCGCACCAAACCGTATTTAATTGACTTGCTGTCAATGACGATCCGACCGCCGTAGACCGGCACGACAGGGATAAATTTACCTGGCCAATCGCGCTCCTCGAGGATTTCCATCGCGGTCAATTTGCACCACTTCACCACTTTCTTGTAGCTATCGCGCTCGCCAACAATCTCAAGCCCATGAGTGGCCATGAACTCTTTGCTGGGTAGCTGGTCCTTGAACAACCGTGATTTGTCGTTTAGCAAATAGAGCTTTGCCGGCGTGCGCTCAATGTAAAAGTACTCAGCAATCCGCACATCCTCTTTGGTAACCCATTCTGGATTGCTATCGCCACCGCCTCGAGCCGAGAAGTTACCGCCATCGTCAGCATCGGGATACATATCCCGAAACTTCTCCTTGCTCATGATCGTCGTGATCAAGCAACGCTCTTGGTCTGACCCATCTAGCGCCGTGCTGTTGGGATCGAAGTAGACGCTGAACGGGTTCTCGATTGGCTCGATGTAAATCTCTTGATCAAACGAATCAGGAGCTGTGTAATCGGTGACTACGCGCCAATAGCCCCAGCCCATCCTGACGGCAGACTCAAACGCTCGGTCGTAAGCGCTATCGGCGTCGCTGTTAATCTCAATGTGCCGGCAGATACCCTCGACCACTTCCGCGGTTTCTTTGTCTGCATAACTGTTGCACGGATGGACCTTGATCCGCGGACGCTGCTGGCGCTGTTGGTTGGCGATCTGCCGGCAATAGGCATCGAGCTTGTTGATCGTCAGGCACGGCCTGGCTTCCAGGTTCCGGCTGTTCTGGATCTCGACTGGCCATTGGTCGCCGCTGACAAAGCGCAGATCGTCCAGCGCATCGCTACGGTTGACGCTATCGGCTTCGCTTGCCAGACGCAGAAATTTCATTGCATCAGCAATGCGCCCGTCCTCGCCTTCGTTTTGATAATTTGCCATTTCAGCCCATCCAGTTCGTTGGTAACGTGAAGGTTACTTGTTTCTTACGTTGCTTTGGCTCGTTGACCATCAATCCGATGTATCTAAACGCATCTGCGCCGTGCGAATAATGGTCATGAAGTGGTGACTTTGAGAATCCACCCGTCTCTGGGTCGACTTCGTACCGATAGTGGCGCAGACAGGTAAGACCTTCTGCACATCCATCTCGGTCGAACCAGCAGTTGTTGAAAATAGTTCGCGCAGCATTGATAGAGTCAGCAATTGGCACTCTCGGAATGATTCGTGTCTTGTATCCAGCCGCTCTGACAATCTCCTCAATGGATTTGCCAGCCGCGGCCAGGGTTTTGTTCTCAGCGTCGTGCGGAAGCCACAACGTATCGTAATGGTATCCAAACGTCTGCAATTGCGCTAGGTAATAGCTGATTGTCTTTTGATTGTCTTCCATGTAACGCAACAAACGCGTTTCCATGCCGACAAACTGCAAGAACCAAATAGCTGTAGCGTCGGACCATCCTAGGTCAAACACAGCGTGAACGGGCTTGCTAGGATCAAACGGAACCCGTCCAATGCGTCCCTGAAGCTCTGCGTCCTGCATTTCCCTGGCAAACACTGCGCCGTCAACGGTCTGCCGGCATATGCCCTCCCAGACCGTGTTGTAAGCCTCTCGGTCCCGCTCTTTAAGCGCGTCCTTCTCAGCTCTCAGGGTTTCTGGGAACCAGGGGTTATCGCTCCAGTTGATCTTAGTGACCACACAGTCAGCAGGAGGATGCACCACAAAGCGTTGGAACGTCTCATCAGTCTCCAGCTCTGGGTTAAAGCTGATCCAGATCTCTGAATCTTGTTTGCGGATTGTCGGGATAAGCACGTTCCACGACATTCTAGACACAGACTGCGCTTCTTCAACCCAACAAATATCAACGCCTTCAAACGATTTGATGTTTGAGACGTTGTTTTTGAGTCCAACAAAGAAAAACTCAGAGCCGTTCTTAGCTCTGATTGACGTCTGGGTTATTTCATAGAACCCATGTAGTCGCAATGATTCGATCTGGTCGCATAAGAGCTTATGCACCGAATCACGGATTGACGTCTGGAATTCCCGAGCGCAAAGTATGCGCGTTGGCTTAGATGCGCCGATAATCAACAGCGCTCGAGCAATCGCCCAGGATTTGCCACCGCCACGACCGCCGTAAGCTACCTTATACCGATGCTTATCAAAAAGTACCGATAGCTTCTCAGGAAACTCGGCATTGGCAATGGCATTATCAATCTCATTCACTGGGCTTGACAAATGTGACTTTAATGCCCTCGACTGGCGATCCATCTGGATTGCTCAGCACGGTCGTGTTGCGCTCGCCCCAACCCATCTGCGCCTTTGACCACCAGATCATCGCCGTGGTGTCGCCAGCCATCGCCTTGTTGTAGAGCGTGTCAGCAATGGAAGCGCTGGCTTTAGCCTTGCCAACGGCCAGCTCGACCTCGTAATACTTACGCAGAGTTGGAGCGCTGATGCCGATAAGAGCCGCGATCTGATCCTGGGGCAAGCCGAGTCCAGCAGTCTGCTCGACTTTGGCTTTCGACGTCTCAGTAGGAACGTGCGGAGGAATCATCTTTTATAGGCGAAAAAATAGACGGTTGATCGATTGCTCAAAAGTTAATTCTTTTCAGAAAGACTCTCAATCTTTGTTAAATTGCTCAAGATAAATTTCATACATGGACTTATTCGGATCTTCAACCCTAACAATTTGATGAGGTTCTGGTTTCCAGCCCTCAACGATCTTCATGCCATTTTTAGTTCTTTCCCAAGCTCCCCTTGGAGCCAAATATACAACATCGCCTTTTTGAGGCTGAAACTTTTCACTCATGATGTTGGTTGGGCGTCCACCAGCATAAGGTGGCACAGCATTAGGGCCAAACCCTCTACTAAATCCCTGCTCCGCAATTATTTTAGCGTTTTCTTCTTGAGTTTGATTTTGCCGCCCTTTAATGTCAATGTGTTGCGCATATTGATTTTCAAACTGGCGTTTTGTTAATTTCTTTTCTGGTTGAATTGCTTTCACAATCTCATCAGTTGAGATTGCTTCTGCAAGCCCTCCAGAACGCCGCATAGCATTCATCGCAGCGTTGTAGGCAACATCACTCGTCGCCAGGTCTTTCAGAGCTGTGCCGGTCATTCTAGCGCCTGCTGCGCCGGCTTTGGCAGTTGGTCCGACCATGGGTGCAACGGTCATCGCTGCCGATAACGTGTCTGGTCGCAGTTTGGTTGTGTAACCCGTGCCGGTAGTCAATGGCTCGTTATAGCTGATTCTGTTGAGCGTGCGTTGCAGCTCTGGAATGCCAAGTAAATCGCTGACTGGTGTTGACAGTCTGCCCTCGGTGATCGGACCGCCGGCCTGGAGCGTGGAGCCGACGTCGTAACCCTTAGCGCCCAGCTCGAGCAAGTCAGCCAGGAAACCAGAGACACGGTTACGTGGCGTCGGTCTGATTGTCTCGGTGATCCTTGGGTAATCAGCCATTAGCAGTTCCAGTTCTTCAGCGATGCCTTGGCACGCTCAGCCGGTCCCTTAGCGTTTTTCACAACGCCAGACATTCGCGCACAAAAGCTTGCCTTGCGACCTTTGTCTGCGTCAGTCTTTGGATTCGGCGCTGGTGGCTTGAGATTTGAGCCGTTTTTCGCGTTGTACTCAGCACGACCCTTCGCCGTCATCCCAGCGCCTTTCTCGGTCGGGTTGTAGGTCTTGCCTTTCCCGGTGGTCTTGTGCGGAATAGGCTTGTCGTGCTTTGTAGCCATTACTTTTTCTTCGCCGGTTTAGCAGTCTTTGCAGCTTGCTTAAAGTCAGCAGCAGACGGTGCCGCCTTGCTGCCGACCTTATTCATCTTCTCACCAGAGCCAGCAGCGATGCGTGCTTGTTTAGCGTGAATATTGGCGTAAAGACCAGGTTTGCTCATTTCTTTTTCGCCGCTGCACGTTTTTCAGAGTACGCAATCGCCACCGCTTGTTTCACTGGCTTGCCAG